AAGGAGTGGATGGTTCCGATGTCTGAAACTATCCATCTGATGAACAGGCTCGGACCAGACCACCCGCTTACTGAACTGATGGAGAACATACCAGAGATAGCCGAGGCGAACAAGGACAGGGTGGAGCGCATCAGTATCAGCGGTGCATCGTCACTGAGCGATACTGAGGTCGTGACTGACATGGAGAAGAGATTGAGTGCTGAGTTTCCAGAAGGCCGTGAGTTATTCCCCTTCCAGTACACAGGTGTTCGCTTCGCTGAGTTGGCAGGTGGCAAGGCTCTGATTGGAGATGACATGGGGATTGGTAAGACAATGCAGGCCATCGCTTACTGTGCCCTGCATCAAGAACACTGGCCTGTGTTGGTAGTATGTCCTGCCATTGTCAAGTACAACTGGCTCAAGGAGTTGAGGACATGGCTACCACAACACCCAAGCCAAGTCGTGAAGAATGGGAAGCATGAGATTGTGGACTCCGACTTCACCGTTATCAACTACGACTTGATGTCCAAGAAGCAGGACGAACTAATCAGCATGGGATACAAGACCATCATCATAGACGAGTGCCACTACTTGAAGAATCAGAAGGCCAAGAGGACACAGGCCACGGTCGCAGTGGCACAGGGATGCGAGAGCGTGCTTGCTCTCAGTGGTACTGCAATCACCAACAGGCCAGTCGAGTTGTTCAACACACTGAACATGGTCAGGCCCAGTGAGTACTCCAACTTCTTCCAGTATGCCAGCAGGTATTGCGGTGCGCATCAGAACTCATGGGGGCACTGGGACTTCAGTGGTGCTACCAACGTAGACGAGTTACACTTCAAACTGAGGGACGTTATGATTCGCAGGCTGAAGAAGGAGGTACTCGCTGAACTACCGGACAAGATACGACAGTTCGTTCCAGTGCAACCTACTACCAAAGAGATGGCTGACTACAAGAGAGAATCAGCACGATGGCTTAGGGAGTACGAGCAACACAAGGCGAACAACTCCATGCCTGCTGGGTTCGTTCTCAATATGCTCACTGACTTGAGGCACAAGTGTGGACTTCTCAAGGTTAGCGCTACCCTAGATTGGGTTGCTGATTACAGGGACATCACAGACAACAAACCCATCATCATCTTCACCCACCACAAGGACGTTGGTGCATCCCTCATGGAGGGACTAAGTGATGACAAGAGATTCGCTGGTACTGAGTGGGGTAAGATAGATGGTAGCGTGGATGCAGAGAAGAGGTTCCAGATAGTGGAGCAGTTCCAGTCGGGGGCACTGGACGGTTTGGTATGTTCCACACTTGCCACTAACGTAGGACTTACACTGACTCAAGCTGACACAGTTGTGTTCATCGAGCGTGAGTGGGTGCCCGGATGGGAGGAGCAAGCCGAGGACAGAGTGTGCAGGTTAGGACAGGACAGTGAAACAGTGTGGGCAACCTACCTGTCTGTTGCTGGTACGATTGACGAGAGGTTCGATAGGATAGTCGAGCAGAAGAGAGAGGTTGTGTCCGCCGTGCTTGACGGTGGAGATATGGAACAGAGGCAGGGTCTTGCAGTAGCCCTGCTCAGAGAGATGATTGAGGCAGGTGAGTTACCTGCTGACATGTTGCAACACATAGGTGTGGCTAAGTCACACTTCAAGGAGGAAGAGGAATGAAGAATGGATGGATAGCATACAGGAAAGCAAAGCAGGAGATTGAGATACTGAAGACGAGGATAGAGGCCTTGGAGAAAGAGGTTGATAGAAGCAGGGGTTCGCTTGGATTGCCTTTGAAGTATTTAAACGAATAGAATGGAGAGGAGATAATGACAATGAACAAACTTAGAAACGAAATACAAGCAACACTGAACGATGAGATAGTTAATCTAGAAAAGTACGGCGAGTATGGTAGATGCAACTGTGAAGGTTGGATTGAGGCACTTCAGTATGTGCTAGGTCGCATGGATGCACAGGGGGAAGAAGAATGATTGACACAGATGCATACGAGGACATGACTTGGGAAACCCCGTCAGATGAGTTAGCAGATGCAGTAGAGAACCTGCTCGCAGAAGTCAAGCGGTTGCGTGAAGAGTTTGATATGAGAATCGCACTAATTACAGAAGTAGATACAATGATAGGTACGAAATTGAATGTAACTCCAGATGATTGGGATGAATTAGTAAACAAGTACTACGGAGAGGATTGAAATGATTGATACAGACAAATACGAAGGACATACACCCGCACCGTGGGACAGTTTAGTGTGTGCCACTACTGGAAAGAAATGGATAATTGATGGGCCGGAAGAAACTTGGGGTCAGACTATCGCTTTGGTTGAAGGAATAGGTGAAAATGATGTGGGTTGGATTAACATGTGGCTTATGGCAGACGCACCACTTCTCCTTGAAGAAGTCAAGCGGTTGCGTGAGCAAGTCAAGGACTTAGAATACGAAGTTGAGAATTGGAAGGGTGAACTTTCTGTAAGAATGCACCCTATTGATTACGATGCTCTTGTTAATGGAGGCAAGAAAGAATGATTATCATAGGGATATGTGATGACGGCATCGCTTGCGAGCAAAGTCACCCAACTATACTCAATGAGTGGGGCTACTGCTCTTGTTGTGAGGAAGAGCGTAACTACGAGAACGAAAAATATCCACTGGAGGAGTAAGAATGAATAGGTATGATTGGGCTAACTCAGATTACGTTATGTACAAAAGAGCATTGAAAGCAGAAGTGTTAGAATATATGCGTGACAAAGATATTGGTATGAAGGAAGCATACCATTACTTTGAGAGAATAGGTCGAAGGCCATCGCTAGGGACGATGAAAGCAGTTCGTAAAGAAGTTGAAAGAAGGGGCGATACAGTTTGGAATGTAGGTGAGGAAGAATGAGCAACGAGATAAATACGTTAATTAGAGAATTAATTGATGAGATGGAATTGACGAAGGAAGAAGTGGAATATGTTAAGGGAGAAGGGATATTTGCGATGCGGTTAAACAGAATAGCGGTGACCGAAGAGCAAGCAACACAAACTTTCTCTCACGAAAGCATTTTACGTCTTACACAAATGTTTCATCTATGGATATTGAATAGAATTAATGAAAGATGGTATCCAAGTGGGTATTCAAAAGATTCTGTACCTGAAACATTCACTGTTTTCAGCACAATGGATTGGAGTGATGACCAATGAGCGTTGCAAATTATGTATGTGGTTCGTGTTTACACATTTTACCCCACGTCTACACAAGAAGAGGTAATTTAGTTTGTAAAAGATGTGGGCATGTGAAGGTGGTTAAATGATTTTAAACAAGATAACTAACGCATTAAATAATCTAAGTGTTAGAATAGGTGATGAGCCTTTTGAAGTGCCACCTATGACAGCACAAGTAATAGCCCACAGAAGAATGGCTAAACTAAACACTGAGGATATGCACTCTAAGTATGGCTATCAGCACACAGGTTGGGCTGAATTAGCAGTACCTTGTGACTTAGAGAACGTCATTGACATGATTACATATCATCTAATGTGTATGGAGTTAGCAACTAAATGGAATGTACCTGTATCTTTCATCAGTGCGTTGAAACTACACATAGGTGATGAACCTGCTAGATTTTACGTACAATGTAAGGGTATGTTACCGCTTATAATAGAGAGTAAATCAACACCTGCGCTATGCCGTGTAGCGTATGAAGGTGCTAATCACGGCCTATGGGAGATGGAGGAGTTGTACCAATTGCCTCCGCCCTTAGTAGCAATACCAAAGGAACTGATGTCAGACGTAGATGTAACAGACTACTTTGATGAACCTGACATCACCTTTGCGTAGAAAGTTTGGACTATATAAATAAATTAAGTAAACAACAATAACAAAAAAGAGGAATGAGTATGAGTGATAATATGAATGAAATAAATGATGAGATGCCAGTGTGGACAACCCACCAAATAGAGACTGCCGCTATGCAACATGCAGAGGGTGAAGGCTATGCCTTCTTAGAGAAAGGAGGAAGAACCAAAACTACGTGTGATTGGGACTTTGAGCCTTACGTACTACCTGCTGTGATGAACATAGTAGACCACCCTGAGGGTATAGAAGACGGGGGATATGTAGTAACAGATGCTTACAGAGGTGAGCCTAACCTGTTTATGATATTGAATCCTAACGTAAGAACAGAACAACAACCAGCAGGTGCAATACTTGGGGCTGTATCAAGCCGTTATGCTATTGCATCTTATACAGATGTGTTCCTACCTATGTTAGAACATGCTAACAATCAGGGATGGGATGCTAAAATCACATGTTATGATTTTGGTAAGAAAGCACGTATGGACATCAACATCAAAACAACTGTTGACAAGAACGACCCAACAAGACAGAGACAAGTAGGTGATTTATACAACTACGGAGTTACTATACACACTAGCCTAGATGGTAGTGGCTCATTCAAAATCAGTGGTGTAGCGGAAAGGCTTGCTTGTACAAATGGTATGGTGACTACAAGGTCAAAGAATCTAATGACACTTAGACACACAAAAGGCGGTGTAGGTAAGATTGATTTCAGACTACTAAGCAACGCTATTACAAGTATGCTCAAAGAAGTGGAGACTGAACTAGAACAAGTCGAACTGATGAGCGACTTTGCTATGGACAATGAAATGTTTGAGAGACTACTAGTAGCCGCTAAAGACAGAAAGATACTCACACTACCTAACGCTAAACCTGTGTTTGGTAAGGGTAGCAAAGTGATTCAAGACTACAACATAACAAGCGGATATGGATTCAGAGCCGCTATGATGGGTTGGTCACAACCTGAGGCAGACTTCGTTAAGGTTGAAGGTGAGTCTGTTGGTACAGCGTTCCATGCTTACAATGTACTTACTGGTGTACTAACACACAAACCTACATGGAGAGGCCCATCTAAACTAAGCGGTACTGGTACTGCTATCCTAGAGGGTAGTGCTTTGGCTATGGGTGCATTAGATACAAGGCTACAAGCAGTTCACTCATTGATGAGAGATGTTGTAGACGGTACAATTGACCTAGCAGACTACGTTACTCCACAAGAAGCGATGGGAATTGTGGTACAATGAGTATGCAGACCAAGATTCTCATAGAGAGATGGTCAGAGTTCAGAGATGTGGCAATCACTGAGGCGTGTATCCAATACCACAAGCACATGATAGAAGGGTGGAAAGAGACTCTTTACCAAGAGATACGCTCGTTGGAATACGATACACGGTACGAGTATGACGATGATGACGAGGAAATTGAGACATGTTCCATCCACGTTCTACGGCAACTGGAAGAGGACTCAAGAGGTGAGTGGTCTGATATTGACTACCACAACTACGTCACTAGAGAGGACTTCAGGCGAGCCATGATACGTGACTTGGATATTATGTGTAGGATTTGGAAGTTCGCTGACGACATAGAAGGTGAGGAAGAATGAACAAGAGACGAATGGTACGTCCACTATTACTCAAGCAAGAGAGAAAGGAGTTACTTCTTCAGATTGCTGAACTATCAAGACAAATTGTGTATAAAACAACATACCTTTTCAGTAGTGATAAGGCTGAACAGATTGGATGCGGATGCCTTGACATAATAGACCAAGAATACTTCAACAAACAAGCAATAGAGATAGATAAACATGCCATTGGTTTAATAGAACACTACAACTTACATGAGGAGGAATGAAAATGAGTGAAGATGGAAGAGGGCAAGAATATCTAGACGAAAACTTTTGTACACATGATAATGTTTACATTGACAACTTTGAGGTTATCAATAGTAGTGAAGATGTGCTCATTACCATACGTTGTCAAAATTGTGGAGAAACACAAGACCATACTTTGTGTATTGAGAATATGATATATGACTTAAACTTGGGGTGGGAAGAATGAGTTGTAAGCACGAAGAATGGAGCATAACAAATGCTGGCATAATAGATGTAGAAGGAGGTTACGTTACGGGTGTCCTCGCAGAAATTAGAGGTGGGGAACAAGTGAAAAAAGCAAAAGCCGTTATACAAATCAAATGTGACAGTTGTGGTAGAGAAAACTATGGTCGAGTAAAATGGACTAAGATACTAAAACTACTAAGAGATGAGTTTGAGCATTCTGGTGGCCTAGAGATAGATGAGGACGGGTGGGAAGAATGAGTAGAGAGATAGGCAGGTGTGACGCTTGCTTTAAGTACGGAAGGTTGTGGAAAACAATAGATACAGATGACGGGATGCGTACTCTGTGCAAAAAATGTGTAGGTGAATAAAATGAATGAACAAGACAAACAATTGGTAGAATGGCTAAAACAACATACAGCAGACGTGAGCGTAGGAGGCATGTGGATGCCTGAGGGCAGTGGCCTTACCTACATCAAAGAAGATGAGAAAACATGGCGTTTAACACACATGATTGATGATGAATCAGTAGAGAGTAATCACACACGAATGAAAACTTTGTTGTGGGATATTGGGATTACTATGATAGACGATGAGGCAATCATGCGTCCAGCACCTACTAGTGTGCATGAAGCACACGCTCAAGAATTGCACATGAAGCGTGAGATGGCACAACAATGGGCTGATACAGACGGTACACGTTTAGTTGATATGGATTTAGAGAACACATGGCCTGAGTACATCGAAGACAAAGAGATACTCTTGGACAATGGTGAGACAACTACGTTACAGATATGGGCATACAGACCGCTTAATCCTAATACGGGTGAGCATTTGAGTATAGACCCTGACGATTACCATTTACTTATGGGTGACGAATACTTCATGCGATTTAGAATACTTGACGAAGATTACCATATAGATGGTATGAAGAAATATTGGTGGTTTAGTGCATTAACACGTGAAAAGATGATAGAACATATAGATTCACAGAGTGGTGTTGTCCACGGGGTTGGTAGTAACTTCATCGAAGGTGTAGGACAAGCCAAAATACCACCTTGGATGTGGGGTACATATTGTTTATCTGATAGCGGTGAAGAGGAATGAGCGAGAAAGATACACGCAAGCCAATAGCCATAATTGAGACAGAGGAATACGTCTTAGAAATATACGGTGATGAAGAATGAGTGATGATATCAAATGGCAATCACCCAGTATGGAAGGCAAGTGGAAAGACAACAAGGGTGTCTTGTACCTAAGAGGTATAGACTACTACGGTAAACAATGGGTTGACCTACGTATAATGAACATGAGTAATACACCACCTAACTTCACAAGACATGGGGTTAGGTTGACTGAACAACAAGTAGAAGAGTTAATACCGATACTAAGAGAACTGGTATCAAAGATGAAAGATGAGAGGGAAATGAATGAACGGAAAGAGAGCAGCGAGCGTAACACACGTTGAATACGAGATACTAAAACACGTTACTGAAAAGATTAATCTTCGTGATTTACGTAGCGTTATGGCTACGGATAAGGTAACGGAGGATAGGTTTGACAAGGGCGCAGCCAATGTAGTAGGGCTTATACAGAACATGATGAGTAGACGTACACACAAACTACCTAAGACACATGTTAGATATGAGGCGAAGAAATGAGGGCTGACCATAGACTTAGACAACGTGGTTGGCAACCAACAGTGATACATCTATCGAATGGTGATGGTAATACATATTGTCGTGCAAAAAATAGAACATGGCCTGACAACTTCATGAAAGATAGTGTAGCACGTACACTACCTAAATGCCCTGCTTGCTTAGAAGAACTAAGTAGACGTAAACTGTTAATTGTATCACATAGAGAACAAGCCCACATCAATACAGAGAAGCAAAAGCAAATCAGATTAGAGAGAAAAAGGGAAGAAGAATCTAACTCACCTCTGTATCTAGTAGACTATATAAATAAATTAAGTAAGAGTGGTTGATAATATGACTAAGAAGAATAATATTGACACGATGGATACTTTTGTTTTTACATCAGATAAAGTCCATGCCGACTTATACAGCGTCATAGTGGACTTGGACTTGATAATCAGGAGGCATTCAGGGCCACCTGCTGACAAATCAATAGAGCATCTGACTAACAACAAGGATGCATTTGAGAAAGATGCATTGAGATTGATATGGAGCATAGTCCATGCTAACCTAGATGTAGATACAATAGATGATGAATCACCACAGAAAGGGCAAGCAGGTCTGTTTCCTACAAGAGTAGGTAGACCTGACATCACACATCTAATGTGGCAGTTGAAGAACTACAACAAGAAAACTGAAAAGAAGTTTGCTGAATACTAAGGATTCAACCAATCAAGCGATTCGTTTAGTTGCCTTTGTTCGTTTGACATTAAATCTTTCATAGGTGCTATCACCCTTGGGTCACCTGTATTGTAAGCAGCGTCTACAATGGGTTTAGCATATTCTTCAAGCGTAGGTAGGTTACTTTGAAACTCCCTAGAGGCATCTAAAAACTCATCTGTATAATATGGCTTAGGCATGTGGCGAGTTTCTCCGCCTCTCATGTTGAACTGAGGGTCAATCACCTTCACCTTTCGATTATCATACTCAGGTATCTCCACTCCTTCATTTGGGAACTCAGCCCAGTTCTGAGGCTTAACATCCCACATCCTCAATCCCTGTGTGATAGGCATTTCTTGATACATTCTACTTCTTATATCCCTGTGTAATCCAATGTCATCCCAATCTACATTAGCCTCAAGTGGGTCGCCTCTTCTCTGTGTGAATGCAACAGCGTTTCTATTCTGAACATCTTGCTCTCTCATGCTAGGTGTGTCGTTCCATTGTAGTCGCTCACCCGTTTCTCTGTCTTGCATAAGAAAATCAGGTAGACCCTTCGGGGCAGCATGTAGTTCCTCCCTCTCGAAATACTCAGGGTACATCTCAGCAAGCCTGTCTAAGAGCATCGCATTTGCTATCCCCTCACCGCTTCCGAACTTGGACACATGAGGAACATCAGGGCTTTCGTATGCGGTTCTGTAAGTACCTGCTCCTATCTGTTCCTCCATGTCTTTAGGTACAAATGGTTTCATAGCCTTGAGTAACGCCCAAGCAATCTCAAACGCTTCACTCATGGTATACGGTAAGTGTGTTATGATTTAGTTATTCCTTAATACATAACGGAATAAACTTGGACTATATAAATAAATTAAGTAAACAAGGCTGATAAAAAATGAGGAACAGATTATTATGCCGTTGGTGTGGTGCTAAAGTACACTGGGGGCATGACAGAAAAAAGAAATGCGAGGAATGTAAATGAATTATGACGAACAAATAAGAGATGAAGTAGAGAGAGAAATAGAACTGTATGCTAGTATGATAGACATGTTACAAAATGGTGATGTGTCTATTGACTTTGAAAATAAGTTTAGCAAAAATAGAATACGAGATTTGAATGCGTATCTAGTCAATCATTACTATACAGCATACATTAGCAATGATGTGTTAGGGGTTGAATGAATGAGTAGTTATTACACTATTATGTTGAGATACACAACAGACTCAGGTGAACCTTGCAGTCCACCACCACACATAACTGACAGAATGGCTATGGCTGTGGATGTGCTACATGAGATGGGTTTTGGTATGGATGTAGTTTATGGACAATGTACAGACAAACTATTCAAGCAAGCAGAAAAGGAGATGAGTGAATGAATATATTTGTATTAGATAATGACCCTGTAAAGGCAGCACAAGCGATGGACTGTGTGAGAGTGCCGAAAATGGTCACTGAGTCAGCACAGATGATGGCATCAGCCTTGCGTAGACATGGTGCTACTGATGAGCAGATGCCTCTTACTAAATCAGGTAAGCCGTATCGTGGTGGTTACAAACATCACCCATGCACGATTTGGGCGGGAGATAGTCGTGCCAACTTTAATTGGTTGGCTCGTCACGCACAGGCATTACTCACCGAATACACAAATCGTTTTGACAAAATACATGCTTGTAGTGGGCCAATCCATATTATGTCCTGTAAAGACTACATCATCCCCGAAGGTGGATTGACACAGTTCGCATTGGCTATGCCTGATGAGTATAGACCTGAACCTATTGATGGTGAGATTGTATATCACGCCTACCCAAAGTTCGCAGTAGAAGCATACCGAGCCTACTACCACAGCAAAGCAGACAGTAAAGGCGGTGTGCATTACAGACACACAAGTCCTCCTAACTGGTGGATGGGGGCGACAGCATAATGGATTGGTTTGAGATATTATGTGGTGCATGTGCTATACTTACATCATTTCTTTTCTTTGTTGGTGTTTTGTTGGTATTTGAATTAAGAAAGTATATGGGTAAATGAAACCTTGACTATTTAAATAAATTAAGTAAGTGATGTTATGAAAAAAATTAGCGAAATGGATTGGACAGACGGCACAGGTGCATCTCTACAAAAGGTAGGAGGTATACTGAAAAAGGCTGAGAAGGAGAGGCATGATGCGAATGAGGATTATTTCTCTAACCCACGTATCCTAGTCATGGATTTGGATACAGGCTCATCGTTTGTCATTAGGACAAAGTACGAAGAGGGTGGTAAGACCAAGGGGTACGGATACAGAAGATGTTCTTCTGTCAGGCAACGTATAACCGCTAAGTTACCTACGAAGAAGATAATAGCGAGACTGGTTAGAATGGCTATACGTTCATTCGTACCTAAGGATGCTCCGTCAGAACAATACAGTGTAGTTGTACAGAAGGCGATAGAGGACATAGCAGCAGAGATAGCAGACGACAGTAAGTGGGAAGCATCTGATGATAAGTATGGTAGCGCAGTTACGGCAGCAGTATCAGACATACTAGGTCATACGTGGACTGATAGAGCAGGTGATTCTATCACATGTATAGAGGCTATACCTGCACCGTTCGTTGTGATGGATACAGAAGCAGTCAAGGAAATGGCAGAGAGAGTAGTGGTGGAATGAGTGAAAAAATGAATAGATATGAAGGATATGAAAAGAAAAACATTTTGCGATTGATAGACGAAAAGAGAAAGAACATTGTTCTTCTATTAGATGCAATATCAGGTTTTGAAGAAGATATACAGATGCTTGAAGAGGAATTACAACGCTTGGAGAATAGTTGAATGACAGAGAAACAAGGCATCTGTATTGTTTGTAAAGAAGCGTTTACCTACGAAGTGAAACGTGGTAGACAACCTAAGTTGTGTGCATCTAAAGAATGTAGAAGTATACACAGAAAGACTGTACGTAAGCCAGCCACGCCAATAGTGAGGCGGAAGAAATGTGCTGGATGTGACACAATCATAGTCAAACATGGTAGGGGGCAAATCAAATGGTGCGAGCCTTGTAGGAAAGAAATAGCCAAGAAACAGAATAAGCGATACAGAGATGCGAATTACAAAACAGTAGTAAGAAAGCAAGGAAAGTGCATAGACTGTGGATGCGACTTAGGTGTCAAGACAGGTAGAGGCAATCCTAAGAAGAGATGCACTGAATGTCAAAAGATTAGAAGAAGAAAGCAAGCACGTGATTCAGCAAAGAGGTGTTACACAAATAAAGTAAGAACATACAAGTGTTTTGACTGTAATAAAACATTTGAACAACAGGGTAAGGGTAAATTGAGAAAGAAATGCCCTACTTGTTTAGCAACTACTGTACAACCTGAAGTTGTTATGAGTGAAGAAGCAAAGAAACTATGGAATGCGTTGGAGTGAGTTAAGATGAAAGGAGTAAGATACGAAAGAAGATGTACAAAAATAATGGAAGATGGTTATAGATGTGGTAAAATCTTTCACTCAAGTACAAGAGTGGATATACGCCTATGCGAAGAATGTACACGTGGGACTAATGCAGGTTTAGTAAGAAGCACTAACAAGTATGCTAAGGCTGGTAATGATAAGAAAATAAGAGATTTCGTAATTAATTTGATGACTACACATGAAAATGACAAAAAAATTATCACTGATTTAATCAAAGGAATAGAATCACTAGGTAATAGATTGGTACACTTGGAGACTAATACTGAAATAGCGGTGAATCTGAAACTTGAGAAAGATATTGAAAAACTAAAAAGACAAAATAAAGTCAATGAAAAGAAAATAGAATCTATGAGAAAACTAATTCACAATATGAAAAAAGCAAGGGATATATAAATAGGCATTGTGGCGCAAGCATAGAGGCGTACTGAGTGAAACAATTCCCTGATATCTTAGAAGGATACCAATTAGGTCTTCTCTTTGGTCTGACACCTGCACAGGCTAAACGTGCCATACAGATTTACGAGACGATTCGTTTAGATGCTCACTGGACTAATAAAAGAAATAATTACGCACTCATGGTTGATTGCCTGTACCTATTAGGTAAGAAGTACAAAACAGGTATTACTGCATTAAAAGTTGTAGACATTACTAAACAACAGAGAGGTTATGGTACACAACCCATGCCACATAAATGGCAAAACCAATACAAGGAGATGTTTGAGTAATGTACTCTGATATCGCATTAGTATGGGAACGTTGTCGCTTGGGTGACAAGAACCAGTTGTACACAATAGACTATGCTACACCAGAACAGTACTTGTTATTGTACGATTTTCTTTTTCCGAAAGAAACCTTAACAGAAAGAATCACACTTCTAAAAGTGGCTGATGAATTAAATACACCGATAGAGATACTTAGAGAGATTATGAATACGACAGCACCTATGTTGTTAGCCTCAGAGAGCAGTGGGTCGAATGCATCTGAATGGACTATTGAAGATGCACTATCTATCAGAGATAGTTACGTAAACGGACACAGTAAGTTTCTATCACTGTCAAAAAACATGAATGAAGTAGAGGCTAGAATGTTTTGGTATTCCGTAATGGGTTACAAACAACCTTTCAGTACACTGTTTTTCTTAAGATGTATAGGTAATAGAAAAGATATACCTGCTGACGTTGTGAATATGAGTAGAAGTTTTTTAACAGATAAAGAAATAATTATGGCTATGTTTCAAGACTCTAATAGATTACACAACCCGAAAGAATGGTACAAGAAACCTAACGCAGCGTTGAGAAAAAGAAAATACAAGGGTTGGAGTAAATACAAATCGATTGGGCTAGATGATTTCAACGGGGCTGTTTACCAAGAGATTCCAAACAACGGTGTCTGTACAGTCAGTTACGATGAAGAATCTATGATAGTCATCGAAAGAGCAGGTGATATAATTACAGACATAGCCTACGTCAATCATCCTGAACTGGGATTAAGAGAACGTCTAACTAAATATGCTAATGAACATGATGATGATATCGCTTGGCCTAACCCTATTCCTTCATGGAGTACTCTTGTTAAATCAGATAGCACAATAAGATTCCCAAACACAGGAGCATTCAACCCTGTTGAGTACAATGGATATGTGCTAGTAAAGAGCACCCATAAGCATAACTTGAGAATAAGTGGTTATCAAAATGACGAGGCACTGCAAATTAAGTTGGAAGCAATAGACGGGTTAGATGATTTTGTAGAAGTAGCAAATTGCGGAGTTTATATATTGTCAGAACGAGGGTCAGTGCTCTTTGAACTTGAAAGGATTCTTGGTTCTATAAATGAAGACAAAACAAAATGGATAGATATATCTGAGGATATTTGTATAGTAGCATCGGTATCTTCACCGTTTATGGATAGAAGAACAGGAATGTTATCTGACCCTGTTTTCTTAGGTATAGAACAAGACTTAGGAGTTAGAGACATAACACAGTACGTTGACTTAGTAGGTGTACAAAATGAATAGGATAGATAGAAGAGAAGAGTGGATGGGTTTAGGTATCATACTTACTGAATTAAGAATGAAGGTATGGGTAGAAAATAGAAACGATAGCAAATTAGGTATGAGAGTACAACGTAGAATAGGTTGGCGTACCTTATTTACCACTGGCACATTCATGCAACAACAATGTGTAAGTGTGTTCCTCAACACATTCGATATGGAATTAAAAGAATACTATTATGATAAAGATAGCATAAACAAATGGTTGTTTCTATTAGATAGGTTAGAGATATTATACAATATACGTTCAGGATTATCTGACCAAAGCGGATGGCATATGTTACGATGGGTTGTGGATAACCCTGTTCCTAAATCTTGGGACGAGTTCTTAGTTTGGGTAGAGTCGTATGACAATGAGAGTGAGATGGTTGAAGGACTATATAAATAAATTAAGTATTCCAAACCATGAAATTACTGGAAGCGTCTCGCCCCGAATTATTGTCTGACTTAGCAGGTTTAGACACTTTAGTCAGGGATGCTGAGTTATGGAAGAACAAGGGTTACCCTCAGGCTTTACTGTTTGCTGGACCTGCTGGTACAGGTAAAACAAGTGCATCCTATGTAATAGCCAAGCATATGTTAGGTGAAAATTATGATGCGATTAATTTCATTGAATCTAATGCTAGTGATGACAGAGGTATCGATTTCATAAGAAATGGTTTGAAAACAGCGATGAGAAGCAAAGGTCTAGGTGTATCACGTAAGGTGATTCTACTTGATGAGGCAGATGGTCTAACACCTGCTGCACAAGATGCTATGCGTCAGTTGATTGAGAAGTATAGTAAGAATGCATTAATCATCATGACGTGTAATGAAATAGAGAAGATACGACCTGCAATACGCTCACGATGTAAGATATACAGATTCAAACCCTTGTCACCCGCACAGGGAGCACAGCGGTTGTACACATTGTTGCCACCAATGCACCAGCGTGATGTTGTATCTTATTCTTTATACAAACTTGTAGAACTTATGAATGGTGATTTACGTGCCTGTATAATGTTTCTTGACTCGATAGACATTGATGATATAGTAGACCGCGTAGACATGTTAGAAGCGTTGACTGAAGACAACTCAGCACAGTTAGCCTTAGAAGGTGACTGGTATAAATTACGAAGAAACCTTCATGGTCTTCTTGACACCGGACAAAGCCTACCGTCAGTACTGTATGGCTTCTACAAAAATATATACTCCCACTTTGAGGAAGATGATTCTTTAGATAACATATGGGACATAATGGCTGTATACGGTGACATTATGATACACAAGCACACATGGGCTGGCGATGACTACTCCTACCTAGATTACATGGTAGCAAAAATGAAAAAAGAAGTAAAAACGGAAGTGAAAAATAAATGAGTGAAGACGAAAAGAACCCCTTTAAACAGGAGAAAAAGAACGATGAATGGCCGGAAGAAGTGCTCAAGCGCTTGCAAATGCAAGCCGAGCGTACCGGAGAAAGTCTTGAGAAAGTAACAGAATCTTTCATCAAGCACGTAGCAGAGGTATACAACTGTGACGATTGGTCAGCAGAAGACGCTGATTTACTCGTAGATTGGAGTGAGAGTTTCTTTATCCAAGACAGGCGTACAACAGTAAGCGGTAGCGGTAGCAACCTATCTACATTCGTAGGTGAGTTTGTTGGTGTTGATATGAAACAAGCAGACCGTAGAGGTTGGTTTGTCAGAAATGCTACACAGAAATGGCAAGAGAATGCTAACGCAGCCTTATCTGATGGTGTTGTAGGACATTACATGAAAGAAGGCTCTTTTTGGCAAATAAATACAGCCAATGGAGTTGTAAGTACAGAAGAGTCTATCGAAGAAGCACCGTCATTAGGTTTCCGCGTAGGTAATGATTGGCTATGTCTACTGAGTAGAGCAGGTAAACCTTACCCACATACAAGCATGGGAAGATACTACTACTTCTTGGGTAACGAGAAAGCGCTATTCATAAACAACGGAGATATTAGGCTATGGAGAGTTGATTTAACAGACGACAATAGAAATCTATCAGTTAAGATAGGTGTACCATGCACCATACAAGTTAGACCTAACACGTCAACCAATGAAGAATACATGGACGTACTGGGTACTAATTTTAGTTTCTCAGACACCATAACATACACAGATGACTGGTTATCTCCAAAACTAAAACCACTACTAAAACCATTCAAATATTGGACTGACAGTGAAGTTGTAGATGATTTGTATGTACCTTTAGACGAACTACACGAAGCCTTTGAATCAAGAAAAAGAACATTCACAGGTAGAGATGGCAACTCAGGTTCAGCAGGGCCACTGATTATCACTAAGGGTTCTGTTTCTCGATTGAGCACAGAAGCACGTGAAAATGAATATGATGAGGATAAGAGAGGATATTCATTATCTCTTACATCATTAGCACTAGAAGCACAACATGGTAACGGTAACGGTAGCGAAGTTATGTGTTGGGTAGGTAGTGCATGTAATGACCTAACAAGCCCATTCACATTCACGGATGTAGATGGTGAAAAATGGGGATATGCAGAAAAGAGCACTGTGTTAGTGTTTGGACGCATAGGATTATCCGTAAGAGATGGGGAAGCATTACCCAACCTGAAAGTAATGGGTGTGTTTGCAAACAACAGACGTTCACGAAGGAGAGTTGGCGGTGGAGACACGGGGTCAAATCAGTTTGAGTGAGGTGAAAATATGACAGAAAAGAAAAGAACAAAGAAAGAATTGGAAGAAGAACTAGAGACAGCAGTATCGAATAATGCTATTCTGGTAGAGCAATACAATACGCTCTATACAGAGGCTATGCAGGTACAAAAAATCGCAGGTGATAGATTAGTTAATCTTAGACTGTTAGAAGCATTTGCAAATGAAGTTAATGCATCGTTTAACAAACTACGTAACGACATAGCAGAAGTTAACAGGGCTAACACAGAAGCAGAATCGGTGGAAGAGGAAAAGTGAAACTATGGCTGGATTTGGAGCAACAAAAGAGAAAGAGTTGGCAGCGGAGGCAGAGGCAGAGAAAGCCTCTACCCCTGCTACCAAAAGGGTTGATTCTGACCCTTACTCTAACCTAAGGGCTGAGTTTGAGCAACTAAACAAGCATGGCCCAAAGACACACATTTTCATGGCTCTAGTAGGCCATGAGAATACAGGTAAGACAGGTATAGTATTCGATGCTTTTCAAAAGTACTGTAATACTGGTGGGGATAAAATACTAGCAGTAATCGATTTCGATGGTGGAGGTGCTGCTAGTAAGTCAGCCTTCTATGCAGAGAATGAACAAATCAGATGCTGGGAGCCTTGGGTAATGGGCAAGGGTGACCGTACTGCTTATGATTATCCTTCTACACATGACCGTGTGATGTCTATCATGCAGTTCTTACTTAGCGAAAACGAGACAATATGGGGTGTTCACATAACGGGCATCGATTTATGGGATAGCGTATGTACTAATAATATGAGAATTGTCGATTTGGGATTAGCGAAAGACGGTATTGAAGCAGCAGACAACCGTGGAGCAGGTTCAGGTCAACGTGTACAGATGCAGTTTGACTGGGCTATACGAACTACTAGGTTTCATCAGTTGACTGCTATGTCACGTGCCTTAGTAAAGAAGGGTGTACGCGTCTTTTGGGAGACTCATCTAAAGGTAACTAACTATGCTATGGGTGGTAATGAGGCTAACGCTACATGGAAACCAGCATGGGAAAAGGCAAGTAACAACTACATGTTCCAAATCGTTCTTTGTGAAAGAAACGATACACTGGGTGAAAACGGAGAAGTCATACGCTCTGATTTCACAGCCACATTTGAGAAGTCTAAGACTAACGCTGCCCTACAAGGTCAGAGAAGTACAATACTAATCACGGAACAGGGTAGAAACCCTAACTGGATTGGGTTACCTGAAATGGATAAACTGTGATACATATGGCTTCCATCACGTTAGACAAGAAAGAATGGTTGAAACACTTAGGACAGTTCGGAGAATCTGTAAATGATTTGAAGTTGATACTTACAGAATCTAAGTTGTCATACTCAGTGGGATTTCAGACACACTATCTGTCTGTTACACAAACTTATCCACAGTCTGTCAAAAAGGCTGGTGATATATACATATCTAGTCTAGACAAGGTGTGTGCATTCTTGAAGAAATGTGAGGGGCTTGTGACATTGAAACAAATGGTTAACGGAAAGACACTTTACATCAGTAGTGGTAATTTCAAAATGCAATTACCTGTAACCGATTGTAAAAGCACACAGATGATTCCCACATACGAGAGGCTAGTAAAGAAAGCAGAGAAGAGTATGTGGGAGTCATTTGGTCAAGATGATTACACATTACATGGTAAAGTGGAGATGAAGGAAATACTCAAGTTAGCATCGTTGAAGCGTTTGATGGATAAGAATGCTGACTTTGTTATAGTAGCCAATGCAGATAGTGAAGAGTTATCGGTATCAGCAGGTAAACAACATACAGTAAAACTGTTTGCTAGTAGTAAGTTGATAGATGTAGAAGGGCCAAAGCATTCACTAACGTCTAACTATGGCCCATGGTTACTACCTTGCCTGTCTCTAGTGGATAACACATTAGAATCTACAATACACTTTGGTATGGCTACTGGGTTAGTTGTACAGCAATCGACTGATGCATGTGAAAGATTATTGATAATTATTGACCAAGAGGAATAATCATGATTATTGATTATTTTTATCCTCATGGTTGGGACGATGTAGGGTATCCAAGTATCTACGTAAGAACTAGGACAGAAGAAGGTGGTCTGTATACGAAGATAATCGCACCTAATGATGAGGGGTATATTCCTCCACACTGTTGGGTAGCAAGTAATACGCATCCTATGAAACTGAGTCGGATAGTTGCTAGGTATCCGGGTGTAGTGATACGTGATACTATTACTGCTGAGGGTAATGATGGTATGCCACTTATGAGATTAGATACACCTAATCCACAGGTGTTGTATGACATAAAGAATGAACTACGCACATACGAGGCTGATACACCTTATGAAGACCAAATTATGTTTCATATGTTTCCTGACGTAGACAAGATACCTGCTTTTGCGCCTAGAATATGGTACTTTGATGCAGAATGGCAACCCAATGAACCGCATGAAGGTGCTACCACTATGATTTCAGTTGATGATACTCATGCTGAACTCCCAGTAATATTTGCATGGAAGGAAGGACAAGTTGGTCATTCAATTGATTTCATCGACAGAGAAGGCGGCTACATGTTATACATGTATGAAAATGAGGACGACATGCATAGCGGTTTCATAAATCATCTAGAAGTGTGTGACCCTGACATGCTTATCGCTCACGCTATGATGTGGGCTGACCTTCCTCAGTTTATGAGGAGAATAAAGAACCCTAACAGATTAAGTCCAATTAACCAAGTTATCAAACCTAGAAAGAACGTGGGTTACAGAGATACACAGCAACCCATACTAGGCCGTCTATGTTTTGATACTGCACTACCATGGAAAACAGGTAGTGGATTAGAATCAGTTTGGCAGAAGAGTGGTAAAGGACAATTTAGAAGTAGGAAACTAGCAAGCATCGCAGAAGAACTGAATCTCACAGATGAACATGGTGAGCAAGGTGCTAAGATGGATGCTGATGTACGCACGTGGTGGGTAGAGAACTTTGATGAGTTTGTTGATTACTGTGTGCGAGATACAACACTGTTGAGGAAATGTACAGAAAAAGTAAGTGCTATTCCTTTTCACATAGCCATGCAGAAAGCGCATGGTGTACAATTCAAGAGTACGCACAATGTTACTAATTATCTAAGAGGACAATTTAACAGACGTACTCCACTAAAGGGTGTGACTTTGTTTAACAGACAAAGAGAAGACCTAACGGCTGCTACGGTAGCCCCGACAATAGCAGGTAGGCATAGAGGCGTAGCCTGTCTAGATTTTGCCTCTATGTACCCTGCTATCATAACAGGTGCTAACCTTTGTGTAACCACTAAAGAAAGACACGCTGGTGATAATGTCAGAACGGTGGGTAACGGTACTCACTGGGCAAGAGAGCGTAAGGGTATACTCCCATCTATCGTAGAGGATATGATGGACTTAAGAAAGGAATACAAAAAGAAAATGAAAAACGCTGAGACAGAAGAAGAAGCATTTCAGTATGACATGTTACAGACTGCTGTGAAAGTCGCAACTAACGCAATGTATGGGTATGTATCGCAAAGAAAAGTTGGTGGTGGTTGGATTGATGCTGATATAGGCTCTACAATCACATATTATGGTAGACAATGTATTGATACTTTATTGTTAGAAAGTGAGAAACAAGGATACAGAGCACTTGCTGGGCACACAGATTCGGGTTACATACAAGTACCATTTGATGAAACAGATGCACTCGTTGAACATCTAAACAATACAATACGTAAGAAACTAGACTTACCCAATATGGACGTTGAGTTTGAGGCTTACTTTGATTACTGGACTACTGCTGATGTAAAGAATAGAAACTTTGGCATTATCACATGGCCTGAATCTAAGAAAGGTACACTCAAGGTGACTGGTTTTGGATACAAATCATCTAATGCATCTCCGTTGACTAAATTAGTACATGGAACTATATTCAACTTAGTAGGTACAGGTGCAGAAGAAGATGAAGTAAACGCTGCTATCAGACCAATCTCCCTCAAGACATTGAAAGGTGAACTATCAATAGATGAAGTAGCACCTTATGGTAGAATAGGCAAAGAAAAGTATGCCAACGTCCCACCTATGTCAGTAAGGGGTGCATACTACTACAATGACCATCTAGACCCAATAGACCCGTTTAGAACGGGAGATAGCGTAAGATGGGTATATGTTGCCGGTACACCCGATGGTTTACCTAATACAAATGTTATAGGTTTTAGAAGGCCGGAAGAGATTGATGGGTTTTTAGTAGACTATTCTCTCTGTGTTGAGAAGTTTATACGTGCAAAAATAAAGAGATTATACGATGTACTAGAATGGAATCTAGATGAAGCATCGGGGGCTAAAAGACCGAAGAAACATTGGTGATTAAAATGAGTAAGATAGAAGATATAGTGATAGAAAAAATAACTGCAAGGGCCAAAGTAGGTAAGAGAAAATATAACACTACTATGGAAAGAAAAGACTTGACTCGAAAGGCGTGGTTAATCCATGCACAGGAAGAGGCTTTGGACCTAGCAATTTATTTACAAAAATGTATAATGTTGGAGGAAGAATAATGCGAGGTCAAAGAATTGCTACTCATCCTAGAAGAGATATCTGTTGGTGGTGCGGTGGTAAATTAATTTGGCAGAGTGACTTCGACAAGGAAGATGTCTATGGTGAAGGCAAGGGTTTAGTGACATACTTACAATGTTCAGAATGCAACGCATCAGTTGAGTATATTTCACAGGAGGAAGAATAGATGACTAGGTTTCAGATAGTAAAATGCTTTTGTGGATGGCAAGGCGAGAAGGGTGTCTATATGATGAAAGGTATACCTACTTGCCCTAACTGCCAAAGAGCACTTTCAACATTGAAATGTGAGGGGTGTGGTGAATGAGTAAGTTCATGAAGTTCAATCCAAATGAAACAGCATTCTTTGAAAATGCTGAATATCACGATAGTGATTTGTTAAAATCATACAACAACAGCACGTATGCTTGGCAACCGGGTACAGATAAAGTCTTGAGAATAAGCAAGTCTTCCTTAGGTACGTACACGTTTTGCCCTTATCAATACAAATTGAGTTACATACATCGTATGCCTAGTATAGAGACAGAGGCTATGGTCAAGGGAACTAATATTCATGCAATAGTAGAATATTTTTGGGATAATGTAGACGAAGTGTTAGATGAAGTTTTGATACTTATAGAAGAGAATAAAGATTTACAGGCTAAAGCAAAATTAAAGTCGGTCATACCAGCACCCCCTGAACCATATAGACTTGGAGAAGAAGAAGTAATAGACAAATGGTTAGAGTGGCAATACAACAGACTAGTTATTACAGAAGGTGTCAACTGGAAAGCGGTTGGTAATGAGGTATCATTCCACGCTAGGATGGACATAGACATAGACGATACACCAGTACCAGTGCATCTACGTGGGTTTATCGATAGTATATTTTCTGATGGTGAGGGTGGTTTCGTATTGATGGAATTAAAGACCGGAAAGTGGAATCTTAAGAAAGCCAAATACATGAGAGAAGAAATGCAATTTTATAGACTAGCATTGGAACAAGGACAGTTCAGTAAGTATTTACCTGTCTCACATTGGGCATGGGAGTTTCCTAACGGTCATACAAATAACGGTGTCAAGGCAGAGTGGGAGATAGAAGAGATAGGTACACGTAAAACTAGTTACGCGCCACGAACCGTAATGAACAATATCAAAAAACTAGTCAGGTCACATATAGAAGATGACTTTGAACCAAAACCATTTGCTTCAAAATGCGAATGGTGCGATTTCATGGAATTATGTCCAGCATGGGGTGGGGGTATTGAAAATGAATAAAGAAGAAATAAAGGTGAGAAAAATGATGGAACAAACTGAAAGAATGCTTAAAGAAAGAATGAAAGAAATTGATGACACTTTAGTTGTTAATTTAGAAAGTGGTTTACTTGGATATAGGTATGACCATAGAGTAACCCTATCCAAGCAAATGACGCTAGATAGTTACACAGATGGAGTTGAAGATTACTTCTATGTATTGGATGTAGTATTGAACCCTAGAGTGTTTATCGAGTACGATGAGAAACAAGTGGTGTCTGAATTAATTAAAGAATATCAACACAAGAAAGAAAAATACTTCAAGTGATTTTATGCCGTTTATAGAACTTGATTTTCCAAGAGAAGTATTGGAGATAAGTTCAGGTGGAAAACACGGTGGAAGGTATCTTGTTAAAAATTGGGGAGAACTAGAAAGATACTGGAAGGGTAAGAACGGTAGTGGTAATGCTTACTTTACTGCTTATGGTTATAGGCGTACCCAAGCACCTAAACACCATAGGGCTGAGTATAACACTGCGATAGTAAGACACTTTGTTATGGATTTCGATTGTAAGGATTTTCGCAACAGAGGAGCAGAAGTGGAGTTTTCAGTAATGCAACAACAAGTTAGGAGGTTGCATGAACATTTACTACTCAATGACTATCATCACTTCATTTGGTTTAGTGGTGGTGGGTATCACATATGGGTTCCGTTCTCAGAGCCTTTTCTCCCAACAGATGGGTTAGAGGTAACTAGAATAAAAAGCGCTGGTAGAACACTTATTTCTAATTGGCATAATGAATTAGATTTACCTTGTAATGACCCTACCGTGGCATTCGATTTAGCAGGTATGATACGATTACCTAACTCATATAACAGTAAGAGGGGTTGTTGGTCTATCCCGCTTAGTAGTGAAGAAGTTATGACATTATCTCATGATGATTTGATAGAATTATCACAAACACCACGTTCAGGATATATAGAATTAGGCAATACCCCATTGACACTAAAATTACCAAAGAAAAGAAATCCTTTCAACAGCATAAAGAAAAAACGTAACACCGATTTACCTACCATATCCCTAAATAAAATGGTCATGTTACCCTGTTTAGCACAAGCAGCGTTAGGTGAGGGTAATCCTATTCACAGGGCTAGATATCATCTAGCATCGTTTTTGGCTGATAGATTACGATGGTTTTTTCCAGCAGATACACTGACAGAGGAAGAGAAGAACAAACATGTAGAAGATATAGTTCAGATATGTTCTGAACAAGGATGGGTAGATTATAATGAAAATGTTACAAAAACACAAGTAGAGAGCATAGTATTCAAAGGTTATAGCCATGCCACATGTAATACCCTGATACAAGAGGGCATCTGTATTGGTAAATGCAGATACTATGATGGAACGGCTGAGGGAGTTATATGAGTAGATGCACAATGTGTAATGTTTCAATCAATTCAGTAAATACAAAAGGAGTAGGTATGGGTGGGGGTTCAAACAGTGCAACAATCAGAAGATGTGGTAAATGTTATCTAAAATGGAAAAAAGAGGAGAGGAGAAAAAATGGTAAAGATTGATTTGAAAATAGATAGTAACGAAAGGGGCACTCTTTGCGACTCGATTATCAGAAAAGCAGCATCAGCCGGTCTTAGTGTAGAAAGAGAAACACTAGTAGTAGGAGATTATCTATTAGGTAACGCATGTGTTGAAGCCAAATCAGTAAGTGATTTATTCATGTCTAGTCATAGTGGTCATCTATGGAGACAATTAGATAATATGGATGCTAATTATGAAAGGTTCTTTTTATTGATACATGGGTCAGTCACTAAATATATAGCAATGGCAAAAAACAATGGTAAGAAAGTAACATACAGTCGTGCTCAGAATGAACTGATAGGCACTATCGCTAGGATTATGGCTGATTTCGATTGTCAAGTATTCTTTACCCCTAACGTTAGCGAGGCTGCGTCTTTCGTTGTTAAATTACACAATAAACTACACAAACCAGCATCTGCACATGGAGCAAAAGCAATTCGTAGAGTTAGTACTAACGATGTAAGAAAAGACCTTCTCCTCACAATACCGGGTATAGGCTCTCAAATGGCTGATAAAATGTTACAGGAATGTGGCTCTATCGAAGAAATGTTACATATTGAGTCTCTTAAGAAAGTCAAAGGCATGGGTCACAACCTAGCAAATAGAGTAATTGAAGTCTTGACTAGTGAAGATGTTGTACATATAGAAAGGCGTTTAAAACGGTAAGAAGTATTTTATCTTTTTCTAATTTATATATAAATCAACATTGAATAATCTTATGTGTCTAATGTTCTGTCCTTAGTAAATATAATAAGGTGACCTTTGCTGGGGTCAAATTATGAGAGCCATAGAGAATTATACAGCAATGAAGAAATATCCAATATTCAAAGGATACATAGAACACTTTGGAAAAACGTCGATAGACAATGATATTCCGGGTATGCTTTCATTCTTCTTTATTCAGGGTCAATTAGCAGTACCTTATGTTCGCATACCTTGGGGTGCTAGTCACCTAGACCCTAGAGTTCATGCGTTTTGGATTCAATCTAGTAGAACTGGTAAATCAATAGCATGGGAGTTTATTGGTGATATACTGAATGATATCAACGTACCAACGGACTTGTATACAACTGGTACTGATGCAGGGCTAATAGGTGGATTCGAGGAATCGAAAGATAGCGAAGGTAATGTAGAGAACGTGCTCAAGGAAGGCTTTCTAAATGGACGTAAGGCACTCAACTTCGATGAAGGTTCTATCATATTGAATCCAAATAAACACAGTCAAGAAACTGTATTGTATCTTCAATCTGCTTGTAACCCTGTGGGAAGTAACAATAACGTACTAGTAAAACACACTAAAGCGGGTAGAATTGAAACTGAATCGCTTGTGTCACTGTGGATTACTACATATCCACCGTCGGGTGTAAAGGAATATGTTTTGACAAAAGGTATCTTTCAGAGAGTTTTGCTATACTGGTCTAACTGGAGCATGGAAAGAAGAATGAATGTAAGTCAAATACGTGCACAGTCAGCGTTCAAGAAGCAAGAGAAAATGAAAGTCACTTATGAAGAAATAACATCATACTTTACCGACTTGGAAAAAAGGCTAAGAGACAAAATATTAGATGTTACAGAAACTAGTTTTGTAGAATGGGATAGTATGACTAGATTAGAACAAGAAGAATTATTGCAAGATTCTATGACTAATGTGTTTACAGCAGATGATTCGTTTTACCCCGCTATGTATGATGCGATAGAAGATTATTATGAGTTGTTAACAGGTCTAGGACCGGGTATCAGTGAAGTTGTATCATCTTTCATACCTGCTATGGAAAATTATACAGTAATATTCAGCACACACATGGCTATGATGGATGAGTCGTGGGTCGTTAAGGGTGAATATGTAGACATGTCAAAAGAAATATTGTATGACTTATTCAAGAATCTGATACAGTGGCTTGAAGGTGAGGTTGAAATAGGGCCGAAAGTCGCTGAGAGAGCAACGCAAAGGAATAAGTGGATTGTAGCATTCCAGCAAGTAGAACCAGTGGAACTAGGTAACAAGGGAGATGGATGGAGAAAGAAGGGCAACCTTATGTCTACATACATGACACAGAACGGAGTGACACGTGGAACTGCATTCAATCACTTCTCAAAATGGGCAAATAGTATGTTTGACACAGCAAAAGATGGGAAAGTTGTATATCTGAGACTTAAGGAGGAGTTATCCAATGACTGACATAATGGCATTAGATATAGAGACGAGTAACTACTCATGGGAAATTGGCGGATGGGAGAATAAATCATTATTTGATGTATCCGTAGTGGCCACTTGGGATGGTAAAGATGCACATATATTCACTAAGCAAGATGTGCTTATAGATGGTGTAGAAACACATGACTTGCACCCACGTGTATTAGGAGACCATATCACAGCACACATAGAAAAAGGTGGTAAAATACTAGGTCATAACATAATTAATTTTGATTTCCCTGTATTGAAACAATCATTAGATTGTTGGGCTGTTGGTGATATAATGCAGAAGTCTGATAATATCTTAGATACGAAAAGGATGTTTAAGAAAGCATCTTTGTCACATGGAAATATTGAGACATCGTTGCAATCACTAGTAAATTATACATTAGGTAAAAGTAAGAGTATGAAGAGTGTAGATGCACCTAAAGCATGGGCAGAAAGCAAATACACAGAGGTGTGTGACTATTGTGTGAAAGATGCACAATTGACATATGATATATACCAGCATGGTAAAGAGCATGGTATACTAAAGTCGAGGTCTTTTGAGACTGGCGAAATAATAGAGGTTGAAGTAGAATGGTAAATGAAATTGAAGAAGAAAACACGAAATTGAAATTAGGATTACATCAGATATTGTCGATGTTAACTAGAGGGCAAAGCCTTTCTGATATACAGAGAGCGTCTGCTAGAATAGCAGAGAGAGTAGGTTGGCCTTACACAGATGAATTAACAATTGATTCAGATGCAGAAGCAGGTACAGTTGGTATGGAAGGTGAAGAAGAATGAGTGATACAGAAGGCGAAAGCGCACTAAGGCAAAACATAGATGCCATACGCACTATTGTGAGAACTGTAAAATCTACCCTTGGTCCACTGGGTCGAGATAAAATGATGGTAGATGCAGGTGGTAACGCTATCGTAACTAACGATGGTGCTACTATATTGAGAGAACTAGACGTATCACACCCTGCTGGAAAGATGGTAATAGAGTGTGCTCAAACACAAGAGTCTCTATGCTATGATGGAACCACATCGACAGTAGTACTGGCTGGAGAACTGTTGAGTAACAGTGAAAACCTACTGAATAGGGGGTTACATCCTAATTTAGTATGCAAAGGATACAATGAGGCTGCAACTATGGCAACAGAGTATCTACTCAACGAATTAAGTGTTGATGAGGCTGTTTCAGATAGTATGCTAGAGGCTATCGCAAGGACTGCAATTACGGGTAAGACGTTAGATGCAGCGTTAGACGATGTAGCATCTCTATGTGTACAAGCAGTCAAGAAAGCGGGCAGTGCTGATAAAGTGAGAGTATTGTGTTTACCCGGTGGTAACCTGAGAGATTCTTACTTGTTTAGTGGTGCTATAATAAATAAAACCTTAACTATTGAAAATGAGATTGATAAAGACCAACATATAATTCTTATTAACAGTGGATTAGAAAAGCAAAAAACAGATGAAAATGTAACTGTACAATTAGATATGCAAGGATATACACAATTCAAATCATCGCACACAGATGATATGTTATCACAAGCAAACCTGATTCTCCAACACTTACCCGAAGGTGGTACTGTGTTTGTTAGAGATGGAGTTGTAGACCAAGTATGTGCTTACTTACATAAGAATAATGTTAACGTAGTAAGGAGACTACCTGAGAGTTCAATGCGCGCTCTCTCTGCTACACTAGGGCTACCTATTGCTCAAACACCCTCGGATATAGAATGTTCAGCACGTGGTCAAATACACAAAGAAAAACACTATGATGTAGAATATCTGTTTGTACAAGGTATGATAGAATCAGACCAATCTACGTTGGTGCTACGTGGTGCGACCACTACAACATTAGATGAGATAGAAAGAGGGTTTGATGACGCTCTAGGTGTTGTTTCTTTAATCATGAATGGAGATAAGTGCGTATATGGTGGGGGTAGTACATACGCTGCTATGGCATCATATCTACGTTCAAGAGCCGCTACTGTTGAAGGTAGAGCACAAATGGCGATAGAAGCCTTTGCTGATTCTTTAGAAATACTACCTGCTACAATAGCAGAGAACGGAGGTCAAGACCCGTTAGACTGTATCTTAAGTCTAAGACATCAAATACAGAATGGTAATTTACACCACGGTCCTAATTTGAATGGTGAAGATACTATTGATATGAAGGAACTAGGTGTTGTAGAACCATCTTCATTAGTAAGACAAGCGGTATTGAGTGCTACCGAAGTCACGACATCAATATTGAAGATTGATGATATGATTGCTATGCGCGGTGCTAATTAGATGGGTCGGTTGATGGATAGGCTGATGGTAGAATGTCGAAGTTGTAATCATAGACATATACCTATTAGGTTGTCTGCTAAGTATCACGATGAGTCTGTAAAAAAACAAAGAATACAATTATGGGAATGTAAGAATTGCGGTCATATATGGAAAGATTCGGTCTTCAAGTAGGAACATCAATATAGAGGCGCTTTACTTTCTACACTATGTCGTTATTCACATGGTTTGCACGTAAATTGATGAACGTTATGGGTGAGGTATATGTTTGGCTCGATAGGAGAGTAAAATATACTGAAGAAGAGGTAAAAATAGTTCTTGGGTTACCTATTGATGATGACTTACAAACAAGTTCAAGATATGATTTGTGTCGTAGAGTAGAAGAGACTTTTGGATTAGAGAAAGACTCTTTTTGGAGTTTGCAAAGCACACAAAAAATACGATTCGCAACACAGCAAGCGAGAAACCTAAAGAAAACCGAGTGATACTATGGTAACGTTAGAACATATTCTTTCTCAACCATATGATATAGAATTGGCTATGTTTTATGTCAATACATTTTTTGTAATTGTTAGTATACAAATAGGACATCTTTTTTACACTCTATATGAAGAAAAAAGGGGGGTATTAAATGAAAGATAGAAAACATCACAACGGTGCTTGTAAAATGTGGCAAGCGTTTATGACAGAATCATTTGAAGATTGGGATTAAAACGTATCATGTGAAACCGATACTGATACCAACAGCCGCAGCGTTTGTCGTTCCATTAGCATTAGTAGCACTAGCAGTAATTCTTGCTTCTATTGCATCACCTTGTGACGGATAAACGACTCCAGACTTACTACCACCAAACGTAATTACAATAGCCTCACCCATTTCACCTCTTTCACCGCTAGTAGCGTCCGTTACATCTTGACTAGTAGATGCAGTACCCGATGTGGTTGCAGAGTTGCCTCCCGATAATGTTACTTCTAATAATTCTACATCCCAAGAAAACGAAGTAGCACCAGTTGCTCTTAAGTAAGCACCAATCGCAAGAGTTTCTTCAACTGCGTTACCACCATAAGCACCCGGTAACTGATTGACAGGTACACTAATCGAAATTGCACCACCACTAAAATTACTCCCGTCGTCATCGAAAAGTGCTCCTACACCCGATTTGTCGTGTATTATTACCGCATTATTGTAGTTACCACTCGATGAGGTAGCGATACTAACATTAGTTGGTGCTGACGCTGTTGCTGCACCCTGTTGAGCGCAACCAGCAACACCTACCATTATCGAAGCCATTCAATCACCCTATGGCAAACCATAAATTAGTCTCTACTGCTACGAAGGTCTTGGCCTTGTCGTCATCCACAGTCGCAGTACCTATGAAACTGTTACTATTACCAGCACCAACTGTTACCGTTGAACCTTTGTTATTTACTATGGTGTATTGTTGTCCTGATTCAGCACCATCTGGAAGTTCTGGTACTCCGCTACCGTAGACATATACATAGGAACCAGATTGTGCATCTGTCAATTGTGTTGTTCCGTTTATGGGTACTACCTTAATCTTGAGAGCCTTGATTCCGTTTGCATCTCCCTTTATCCAAGTTACTCCCCCGTCACCCGATGAGATGGATATTTGGTCGTCACCTGTTGCACTATCAACATCAGCCGCACCAATAACAAGGTTATTATCTCCCGTAGTGATATTATCCCCCGCATTGTACCCCAAACAAATGTTTGAATCCGCATTACCGGACATTCCACCACCTGCTTGATAACCGATTAAAGTATTATTACCCCCATTTGAAATACCATCACCTGCGAGATAACCTACAATTACGTTATTAGAAGAATTAAGACTATTACCTGCACCCCTTCCAACAAAGACGTTGTTAGTATTATTACTTACTGTTTGACCAGCACCATACCCGATTGCTACGTTAGAACCTCCACCTGTGATACCACTAAGGGCACTCCATCCAACGGCTACGTTAGCAGATGCAGAGGAGGCTGCGTCTAAGGTATAAGCACCAATAGCAACATTGTCCGAACCATAAGTAAGTCCTTTACCTGCATGGTGGCCTATTAATACCGCTTCGTGCATGCTAGTAACCGCCTTACCTGCTTCTGTTCCTAAGGCTACGTTACTATGCCCTGAGGTCATAGCATCACCAAATACATCTTTTCCTATACCTACGTTATTTGTTGCACTACTTAGTGTGCCGCCTTGAGGCGGGGCCGCACCATCCGGCGAAATTAGAATACTGTCTGTAAAATTGGTGGTGTTGCTGATTACATCTGTTAAATCATTGAGAGTAGAAGCACCACCACCTGCGTCGTCCCATTGCACACCGCTACCTGTTGAAGTCAGAACTTGACCGTTAGTGCCTTGTTGCCCACCAACGGTTAGGTTATCAGTTTCTAATGTACCATCAACATCAACATCACCTGAGATATCTAGGCTCGTTGCTTCTATTTCTCCACTTGCTTTCATTTTTATGACGGGAGTTTCGTTATTAGTTTTGAAATGGATTTCATTATCCGTACTGAAATCTATGTGATTATGTGCATCTCTACCAACTTTTCTTCCTGTGTTAAAATCAGTAGTAATCCCTGTTTGTGCGCCTCCTAACAGTACTGCTGTACCTTCGACGGTTATCGCTCCGGCACTCGCTCTCGCTATCGTTGTATCACTAGCATGACCTAATTCGATTGTTCCAATACCAATTGCTGCGGATGTAGAATCAGTTAGTGCACTCACATTGTTCGATGCCATTATGACGTTATTACCTTCAATGGAAACGACCCCACTAGATGCTCTCGCTATCGTTGTATCAGTTGCGTGTCCGAGTTCTATGTCCTCAGTTACTACTAATCCTTTCTTTACTACAAAATCTTTCTGTGTTCCCATTTATCCATCACCATAATTTCACTGTCCATCATGTTATAAGTTGAGTTACATGCATACTATACGTGTGAGCACCATTACTTGCCGGTGTAAATCTCACTTCAATGTTACCGCTATTGACCGTAGCATCCCAAGTTCCAACTGTCGAAGAACCTGTGCTAATTTCCGCATAGTGAGTAAGATAAGCGGTATCATCACCACCATCGTATGTGATGAGAATCTCACCTGCATCAGTATCATCAGCCCCATCTTTCTTAATATGATAAATTATTTTAGCGGCTCTGTATGTAGCCTTAGGTATATTGAATAAACTAGTTGCTCCTGATATGTTTTGACTGTCGCCACGTCCTGTATCCAGCACTGCTACTGCATCAACGCTGAGTGTAGCGCCTTGTAAAGCACCTGTGCCTGTAACGTTTCTAAATCCTGTTACATCTTTATCACTGTCCACAATAACTGCTTTACTGGCTGATACTGTACCTGCTGTGATACCGTCAACTAGATTCAGTTCTGCGGCTGTCGATGTTACGTTAGTGCCACCAATGTCGAGCGTGGTTACTGATATTTCACCAGCAACGGTGACTACGCCGTTTGCCAGTGTGATTAGGTCGGTATCATCTGTGTGACCAATGGTAGTGCCGTTGATTAACACATCGTCTATGTCCAATGAGCCTCCTGAAATTAGACCAGTAGTGGTAATCGCCCCACTACCCACATCTATCGAAGTGAAGCCAGATGTGATACTACCTGCGTTTAAAGCGCCAACTTGTGTAAGGCTAGATGTCACTACACCGGATGCTAGTGTTGTAGCATTGGTGAATATATCCGCACCACCAAGTTTGTATTTTTTACCTGATACTATGTCAAAGTTCTCAGAACTAGTCCAAGCGGTATTTGCGTTTACATAGTTAAATGTCTTATTGTCACCGCTGGATATGAGAGTTATACCGCCACCGTCAATAGCAGCATCGTTTCCTAATCCATTAGCCAATTCTATATTCTTGTCATCAAGTTGTATGGTTGTTGAATTAACTGTGGTCGTTGTGCCGTTGACTGTTAAATCACCAGCAATAGTGGTGACTGAGCCTGTACCAGCACCAATGGTAACATCTACTACACCATCAGTAGCGTGTTGCCCTTCAAGAACCAAACCTGCTGTGAGCGCTGTGTCTGTACCATTACTCTCTGCAACAAGGAAAGACATCTTCCCTGCTTCATCTGAGTCGTCTGCCTCTGATATCTCAACGAGAATCTGAGCGAAGTTAGTCTGAGCCTGTGTCGCGTCGTCTCCTACGAAGGTAATCTTACCGACATCATCAGCATCAGCACCAGCCGCACCCTTGTCCTTTACGAACTTCAACTCTGCTGAGGATGTATCGTTGGTGGTGTTCTTAATCTCGACTACTGGTTTGCCTGAGGCGGGGTCAGAGAAGACTACGGATGGGGAAACTACTGCTACTCCTGTTGTCCCTGTGAGAGCAACGACTTGTGAGGCTATGTCAACAACAGCATCAGCGTCTATGTCCAACTGACCGTTTGAAGTAGAGGATATTGATAATCCACTATCTCTAAATTGTAGAGCCATTGCAGCATTAAGTCGCAGTCCTGTGTTGTGTATATGTGTGAGTGTGACATCGGTGTTAGTACCGAAACCAAGAATTGCATCGTCAGAAAGCAGCGTTAAGTCATCACCAACAGCAACATCGCCTGTGACTGTTAATGTATCAACAAAAGTATCTTTCCATCTAACTGAAGTAGAGCCTAAATCAACATCGCTATCTGTTTGTGGACCAAATATACCATCTGCAACATATACTTGCTCTGCGTTTGCAGCGTAGAAATGTATTTCGTCGGCAGTCTCGAAATCAATCTTGGTTTGGTCGTCTTCACCGATTTTAATATCTGTTGCTAGTAAAGATGTAATTGTGGTTTGAGCAGCCTCTACTGCGATTGTGAAGTCACCTGTCGAACCACTATTAGCACCGCTAATACCGTTACCAGTTGTTAGAGTTTGATTTGACTCACCTGAACCTGCGGCTACCCAAGAAAGAGCACCGCTAGAAGATGATTGTAATATTTTATTTCCACTGGGGAAACTTACAGGTAACACATACACTTCGTCGCCCGATGCGGTAACACCGTTACTTGATGCTTTGAAGCCTATCTTTCTTGCAGCAGCACTACTAGTAGCACCTGTGAAGTTGAATGATGCACCGTTTGCATTAAGGAACATATCACCTGAAGCATTTAGGCTAAGTCTAGAATTAGCAGATAAGAACGGATTTTCTGAGTCTTGTCCATTATTACTAGCATTTGCATATCCTATTTGGTCCCAATTATCCGCAAAGTAACCCAATGTGAAAATGTCACTAGTTCCTGACATTCTACCAATAGCCCAAGTGCTACCTGTATCAGCACCAGTACCAACTGTGTGAACAACTCCTTGACCGCCCGCTTTTACATCCTCTGCGTTTTCTAAAATTACTACGTTAGACATACCCGTATATGCGTTCCAAGAACCAGCAATGTCATCATTGGATATGTCTGTGAATAACCTTACTTCTGTTGCTGTAAGTGTACTACCACTCGCACCACCAACCTTTGGAGTACCATTAACTTGAAGATTAGTAGTACCTTCTAAAGCAGAGCCATTAATTTTAGCCGTTGAACTCGTTTCAAGTGTTACTAAAGTAGTACTGCTAGATGCTTGTAAAGTAGTGAAAGAACCTGAAGCACCCGCTATTGTAGTACCGTTAATAGTACCACTGTCGATGTCAACATTTGTCATATTTTGACTGCCAAAGTCGATAGCACCCGTTGCGGTGAAAGCCCCTATGTTAGTGGCAGTGAGTGTATCAGCGACAGTGACGTTACCATCTGCTACATTCAGAGCAGTGGCTCCGTTAGTACCTGTGATAACTAGTTGCTCCTCACTAGCATCCCATAGCATATTGTCGCCCGCTGTTAGAGAATGAAATGTAACATCCACACCTGCACCGTCACTACCAAAAGCGGTAGCAGGTGCTGCTGACCAATCCGACCCGTCTAATTTATCTACGTTCAGATTAGCGACCTTAGTTGTTGACGCTATGGTAAAAGGAGCAGTACCAGTTGCTACATCTGCTTCAAATGTCTGTGCTCTTAATTCAAAAGCACCTATATCGGTGTCAGCCCCCACCCCTTCAACTATTGCTTTCTTTTGTGCTGCTGATGTCGTTAGAGTTCCAGCCGACACATCAAGGGTCTTACTGCTACCTACTGTAACATCAGATGTAGCGATAGTAGCCCCGTCAATTGTACCAGCATTTATGTCTACTTTACTGATAACTACTGAACCAGTACCGTTAGGTGTGATGTTAATCGCATCATTGTTTGCTACGGTAGAAATCGTCTGACCATCAATCTTGATGTTATCGATATCAATGTAACCTGCATTAACTAATAGATTTCCACTGACAATGGTTAAGTCTCCACTATCGACATCTAATCCTGTTTTTACGCTAAAGTTTCTTGCTGTACCCATGTTTTTTCACCTCCATTATATTGTTAACGCTTGCCATGATACGCGTACCGTAACGTCTTGGTTAGCCACCGTAGGGGTAACCACCAATTGAATGTATTGGCTGTCGCCACTACCCGTAACGCCTGTTTGATACGCCCCTTGCCGTGTTCCAGTGGTTGTTACTACACCATATACAGAGAGGAATACGTTTTCCGTAGCAATGTCAGTTCCTGTGTTTGTAGTGCCCGTATGTGTAACAACCATTTCTGCCGTTTCATAGACTTCTGCACCATTAGTTGTGTTTTCAAGTGAGACTAATAATTTAGCAGCCTTGAACTTAGTTCTCTGATACAGGTTTACTGTAACAGCGGATGTACCACTACCCGTACGACTACCAGTAGCATAACCAAACCCTAACTCATCTACTTGAAACGCTGCATCAGGCGATGCTTGGTTAATACCAACTCGATTAGTTGCAGAGTCAGTCTTGATTAAACTTGTATCGACCACTAAGTCAGTAGTATCTAAATTATCAGCATACACATTAGCCCATCTGAGAGGGTTAGATGCATCAGTTGCTCCTAGATTTAGTGCACTGTCACTACTAGGTAACCAGTGTTGGTTGACTTTCAATCCCTCTAGGGTCGCATCTGCATTGTTGCTGAAAAGTATCGTTTTGTCTCCGTCGGATGAGTCTATGATGATGCCCGCACCGTCAGTAGCAGAGTCATTACCACCTTTTGCTATGAGAACGTGTAAATCTTCAATTTCTAGCGTAGCAACATTCAATGTTGTAGATGAACCACTTACAATCAAATTACCTGTTACGGTCAAGTCTTGGTTTACAGTTAATGTACCTGCTGGACCTATGCTAGTGATACCCGCTTGGTTAGCGTCGATATTGATTACCGCGCTAGATGCGGTTAAACCTGTACCTGCAAACAACGTTGCCACATCATCTATCGATTCTCTTCTTGTCGGGTCATTACTAGTCCCTTCGTCGGAGAAGGCAATATAGTCGCCCGATGCTATTGCCACTTCTGTAAGCCCGTTTATATCCATCAATCCGGCAGTATCAGTCAATTGAACTGTTGATGTGCCGAACTTGAGTTGGTCACTATCATCTTCATCCACCCATAGAGTAAACGCTGTACCGCCCGGATTATCGTCTACTTTTGTAAACTCTAAACCAGTTGGGGCTTTTAGCAATGAACCTGCCATAATTATCGGACCGCCCACGTTGAGTGTGTTACTCGCTGTGGTGAATGTGAGTTGCGCGTCGTTGGAGAATGAACTACCGTCGCTTATCTGTATAGCACCCGCTGAACCACTCGCACCTACTGCTGATGATGTTGCGAATACTTTCACCCACGCTGAACCATTGTAAACGAATATAGCAGAGGATGAAGGGTTTACGTCACCGACAGTAGCAGCATTAAGACTCAATCCACTAGGGTCGAAGATAACTTTGTGTGTACTAGTCTGTGCGTTATTCACTATAACCATGTGGCTTGGAGGGAATGTACCAGTAGGTGTGAGGTTGATGTCTCCGCTTGCTGGTGTTGCGTTGAATATGTTTGGACCATCGAATCTAACTGATTGTGCTGTATTCAATACACTAATTTTATTCGGGCCGATTCTGTGTGTCCTTCTCGTACCACCTTGTTTACCGCTAAAGTACAACACGTGGTCTCCATCTGAGCCATCTGTACCGTAACTGTATGACATCCACATACCACCAAAGTTGGATGAGGATAATCCCCCAACTTCATCTCCACCACCATGCATACCGTCAAGGTCTGCTGTTGAGTCTATTCTGCCTGTTTGGTTACCAAGAGAACCAGTAGTCATTGGGCTGAAATAAATAGGACTAGGTTTTATGAAAGTACGTGCATCATATACAGTATCTACCTCCATATCTAAATCTCCAGCACCAGAATTGTAGATGCACTTCACAACTGCAAGCACTGTGCTTTGTTTAGATGCAAGGTTTAGGCTACCGTTTAGTCCACTTGTATCACTCAAGAAACTTTCAGGCGTTACTGGAAATCCGGTAGATACAGGAGAACCTTGTTCTATGTGGACACCATACCTTGGAGATTCTGTATCACTACACACATAAACGACTAACAGACAAGATTGACCGCTAGTTAGCGCAGACGTACTACCTTCAATAGTACTCTGTTGTAGTGTAATGGTATGCGTTGCACCTGAGGCTATGTTACCAAAAGGTATGATTAACCCGTCTAATACAGCATACCCACCCCTTACTATGATTGAGTTAGTACCATTATCCGAAACGTATCCGGGGCTTGTAGCCTTAGCGTTTCTATTACTGTCCCCTGTTGCTGTGTCTTCATACATCAGGATTCCATTACCGTGTATACCTTCAAATAAATTAGTTAAAGATGGAGAGAGAATATAATCCCCATCAGTCAATGTTGTTGTGTGTCCTGAAATGACGTTTTCTACCATAATATCACTTTACCTCTATCATTAATTGGATTACTACTTCGTTTGTCGATGTTTTCTTTATCGGATTGAAAACATGTCTTGTAATCGGGGTGAATCCGCTTGTACCCCTTAATTGCACGAATACTTCTTTGAGTGTTTCGTCGAATGTATTTGCTGTTGTTAAATTACCCTCTACAAGTAATGTTGAATTATCCATGATACGTACAGTAGGTGTTATTGTTATCGCTGGTCTACCGGCACTACCATCACTGCTTGTAGCGGGAGTACCATCAAACCCAATAACCATTTCATTGATGTTATCGGCTATTGTTTCTATCACTAATCGTTTCAAATGGTCGTTTGCTGGCATTATGATTCCCCTTCTATTATTGTAATTTCTTTTTCGATGAGTCCGATAGTCTCGTTGTTCCCACCTAGCACCCCTCTATCGCTATTTCGGCCAATTAGGAAACCAGCATGTGATAATTCAGTAACTGTAATAGTAGGTGTAACCACTATTTCTAGACTGTCAAAGAATGAAAAGTTCTCATCTGTAATCTGATTTGTTTTATCCGGCCTTCTCACAGATGAAGATGCTATGCTTCCACTTTCTATACCCTGTAATACACCTTCTAGCCCCGATTCAACACTAAGGAAGACAAAATCACTCAAAGCACTAGCCGCCCTATGTTGTGCTTCTAATATGGTTAATCTTTTACCTTCATATTCTACTATATCACCGGGTCTTGCGTCCCATAGATTAGGATGACCTCTAGATTGTAAAGAGCCTGTTGTAGATGCGTTTGCTTTCAATATCTGCCTTGCTACTGTTTTTGCACGTGATATGCTTGTAATAGATTCATCAAAGATAGGAGTTAGACTTTCTAATACATCAGTATTGTATTTACTCTGTTGTCTACTCCTATCATCCATTGTGAGAATCAAGTCTTCATTTAGCGCTATTTGTTTGCCTTGCACTGTTACACGGTTTTCTATGTTATCAACAGGGTTAGTGTTTTTCCTTCCGAATCGTATACTGCTGTCTATTCTTCTACTAATATCTGCATAATTGAAGGGTACGTAATTCAATACACCGTATCTGTTAACCATAGTAACACGATTATCGTGCCTTGAAACAAAGCGTAAGGCTGTAATTAGATTCACACCATAAAAATCAGATGCTAGGAATGTATTACTTTCTTTACGTCTGTTATTACTACCTTTAGTCGTTGTAATGTGCGAACCTGTTGTTACCGCAGTAATTGCATTCGGTACGTTTTGTGATAACCTAACTGCTAAATCAGTAGTCCTAAATCCAATATCTATACTTTGTGCAAGGTGTACTCTTTCATCTCTGAAACCTATATCTTTCAAAGTCCGACCTTTCATATTGCGCAAATCTAATTGTAAACCGTTATTTGTGGATGTAACTGTACTCTTCATAATCCGGTCTACCGGGTTGTCTTCACTATACAACAAATCTGTAACTGTGTTTTTGCCTTTACTAGACCACACATCGCTTTTCAGTGAATGACCATCAGTTTCGGTATGTGTTATGATAACGCTAGATTCCGATTCGACTAATGAGTATGTACGTTCACTGGCTAAGTCATAATTGTCAGCATTTACTGCTTCGATAGTAACTCTAGATTTGCCTGTGCTTCTAGGCTCTATTTTTGCATAGTGTACTGCGTTATCCACAAACACTGGTTGCCTAATATCATGCATTATAGTTGTCAGGGTTTCACTAAAACGTCCTTTAGATGATTGAATTAACCCCATTACGCACCATCTCCGCTATGGTCTGTGACATTGAAGTCCACATCACCTTTGTGTCCTTTATTGTGTAAAGACTGGCTAAATCTAGGTTTTACTGTGTAATCACTTCTCTTGAGTTCATCGTCTGTATCCTCCTCTTGCCTTCTTCTAGGAGCATCTGAACGGTGATGTTGTAATGTGTTCTCACTTACAATAACTCTAGATACACTAGATTTCAAAGTAGCGCTATCAAACCCTGTTACACCAGCACCGGGTATCTTTGGACCAAAACTAGACGCTGACGTAAATGCACCAGTATGGTCGAATACGAATATCGGTATGTATGGTCCGTTACCATCAGGTAGCCCCCTGCCGGTTGGTATATTATCAGTGGCTGTTCTACCATTCTCCACTTCATATGTGAATATACCATATTTACCGCCGGATGTTGCGTGTAGATAATTTTGGGTGTACTGTGGAGAACCCGTGTGAAGTGAATTGTGTATACGATATACTTCTGTGTGTTTGGAATCTAAAACTCTTACAGGTCTGACTAGGAACTTTACGATATTATCATATTCGTTATTCGGTACAGTATCTGTATTGTGTTCATCAGCATCTTGGTAAGGGTTGCTAGTATCACCACTTCCAGTTAACGACGCTACACCCCAACCAGTATCATCGAACAAACCAGCATAACTCTTTGTCTCTATTATGTATGAACCACCATATGGTCTAAACACGTTAGTGTGTGAGTATCTATGTACAGCAGAAATTGTAGAGCCAGCACCTTGTCTTGTAAAACTTATATCTGTATAATCTAAATCTGTAAGACTACCTTCAATTTGTAACCCACCTTCTAATATAACTCTCTGACCTATGTTTCTGTCAGTGTGTAAACTATGTGCTTCTGTGTTGATGACCACGTGGTTTTGTTCTACACCTTCTACGACTTGTGCGTCTATCCCTATTCTTGGGCTAGTGCGTGAAATGACATCTTTGTGTACGCTTGTACCAACTATCTCTTCTATTCTATCACTGACAGTTGCTTCTGATTTTAACAACCCATTGTCGTCTATACCGAGTTTAGAACTGATGCCCCTCTTGACTTCATCGGCTTGCAGTATAGCGTTACGGGGACGTAACAACCCATCACCGAACAATGGTTCAGCAGTATTATGGCTGAGAACCACACCAGTCTTATGCACTGGTGCTGATAGTTCTGTGAGTATTTCTTCATTGAACGCAGTTGGGTATCTCACACCTCTTCCGTTACCCATATCACCCACACGCAGTGAATGCACAGGTGCAAACACATCTACCAATTCATTAGAATTATTGTTGTTGATGTTATTCAACACACCACCGAATCTAGGTATTGTGTATCCGTCAGTTACCGATATATTTCCATTGGTTAAATCTGCTATACCCTTTAGGTTGAATAGAGGTTTACCACTGTTCCAAATACGTGCATGTGCGGTATTGCTACCGTTGTCATACGCGTCACCACAGTCCCATGATGGTCTGATACCGAATCCACGCACTGGAGCACGCCTTACGTCCTCTCCACGCTCATTACCCCACCAATCTATCAGATAGTACTGAGAGGCCACAGATAGGCTTGTTTCGCCCTTGCCCTCTTCATCACCCCACCAGTCTCTTTCTACACGCGTTGGGTTTCGTATCGTACGCACTGGTGTACCAAATGGTCTAGTCATCCTTCGACCATCGCTGTATCTGACTTGCCAACCCTCTTGGTCTTGGTTGAGCATACCTGTGAAGTTCGTCTGCCTCTCCATCACACCAACGTATGTAATAGGTTTAGTTGCAGAACTAAGACCACTACCTCCACCGTATGCCCATGCACTACTGTATGATTCTGTTTGTACAAGTGGACCTGCATCGTAGTTCAAAGTGTTAGTACCAGCAGCGCTTGAAGCATCTGCTTCGTATATTGCACGCACACTATTAATGTCGTATCTTGGTCTGTTATAGGCTTGACGTACAGCGTTACGGTAACCATACGGTCTTCTTCTATACTGGTCCATAGCCCCAGTTGTAATACCCGAAGATACTGCATAACTACCGTCATCATCGGCATCTATCCATTGGAAGTTGCTATTAGAGGCAAAATCAGCACTTGTGGACGTTTCATGCACATTCCATGGCATAGATGCCATACCATACAAGTCTAGTTTACTTGCATGTGGACCACCACGACTACCACAAGGCCAATATCCACTAAGCATTAAATTAGTTCCACCAGCATCGTGTGTACTATTACCTACTGTCACTACACCTGTTTTATTTACATCGGGTCTTTTAATTAAGAAATCAAATGGACCTGTACTCATTGCATGTGTGAAATCATGATAATGTATAGTTTCAAAATGTTCAGGTAATGAATTATATGCTGCTTTGTTAACTGCATTACCTTTCCAACTACGAGATGTATTATCTGAGAAGTATGTATTAGGTCTACCAAGGTTAGGATGCCACATACATAGGAATGCATCAGGTACATGATTACTATGTGTATCTTGATTACCATTAATTATATCAGGTAATATATTCGCAAATACACTCTTACGTTTATTTGTAAGTATTTCACCTGCTGGTAATGTATTGTAACTATGTGTTAAAGTAAGTATTGCACCATCATATATGTTATCCCAAAATCCATCATCACCTGATTTAGCACCTAATGTCAATGTTTTGGGTATATTTATTGTCGCAGCCGTATCTCCACTAACACTTGTTAGTTCTTTAGAATAAATTGTTCCATTTTTACCTGTATACTGCACTTCTTGTTTATAATAAGGATACATTGGGAATGTATTTGCGTTATCTACGACTATTGTTCCACTAGTATTGAAAGATACAACAGTACATTTTGGATTTAGACTTATACTTTTATTGTATTTATCGTATATATCAAAATACATTGAGGTATATCCGTTAATTGTTAACTGACTTCCTATACTTCCAAAGGTACTTCTCATAAACATGTAGTAATCTTCGGGGCTATATTGAGATAATTTTCTGTAATTTGTTGCATCTGAAACTGCTGACCCGTTATGTTTGATTGCATTCTTGTGTAATATACTCCACCACGGTACATGTAGAGTATGTGCAGGGGTCGCATCGCTAAACATTTTGCTATATGGGAAACCCTTTCTAGTAAATGCAGGGCTTTCTGTTAATTGTACTCCTATATGGTTATACAACATCAACGGTGGTATATTTGTAAACTGACTACCTTGGTCATTACTGATATCTAATATCGCTTCGTTGATGAATACCTCACAACCACGCACATCTGCTTGTGTTGCTTTTGCTAACACTAATGTCATACCACCCTTAGCACCATCGACATTACCATCACTATCCATTTTTATGCCAATAACGGTGTTTATCTGTTGACTGGTTAATGCAGCACCTGAATTATTATGGTAACCGACTAACTGATTATGGAATACATTAGGTTGTATGACTATTTGGTAAGCACCTACTTCAGCAGGGTCAGGGAAGTGTCTACCTTGTGTGTACTCACTAGCAGCCTCAAGAACAATACTATGCCCTCCCGCTTTGTTCACTGTTGCTGCTAATGATGTACTCGTACCGTCAGATGACGCTAACACACCGTAACCGTCATATTTCACACCGCTCTCGAACATAAGGGTGAATGCCCCTCCGTGTATGTCGCTGGGACCACTGGGGGCTGCATTTATCCCACTAAAGTTAATCTCCGCGTCCATAGCGTGTAAATTATTATCTAAATTGAATGAAGAGTTAATGTCGCTTTTATTATTTGTAGCAGTTGCATAACTAGCAAAGTTACTAGAATCAACAAAACCATTTGTCATTTGGTAATCAATCAAATGTCTCCTGTATAGGCTTTGGTAAGCAGGGTGTGCCCAGTGTCCGGGCAACATCGGCATTGTTGGTGTGACGAAGTGATGGCCCATTCTTGGGAATGGCATAGGTGTCAATACCGGCTTGCTATATGCGTCGTATCCTACCGTTTGTCCCGATACATGATACAATGTATTAGCCATATCAGGTGAGTTACCACTAACCTCTGCATGGTCACGTAATCGACGTGCTGCGAAGAACCTGTTGCTTCCAGCAGGTATGTAATACGAAGGTACTACCTTTAGATTTGTAACAGTTTGACCTGCCATGAATGTGGCGAAGTTGACATCTCCAACAACATCTAATGTATTATCACTTTGCGCAATGTATGTGCATACAGCACCTTCATCAGTTGTCGGGTTGTACACACGTAGGAACTTGCGAGTATCTTCTTTAGTGCCGAATCCAGCATCAAAGACGTTTGCATTGAGTATATCGCTTCCGTGTGTTGTATCGATAGTAAGTATGCTTGTGCTACTATCCCACGCTGTTACAGATACTACGTCGTTCTCTATACCACTTGTATGTGTATAGACAGTTGGATACCTGTGTGTATGTGTGTGCCCCATCTTTGTGACATGGAAGAATAATGTGCGGTCATGTAACTCATAACTAGTCTGCAATGGAGAGTTGTCATTCCATGCACCTAGTTCTGAATCAAAGGTTACTGGATTGATACGTTCCCAATTGTGGTTCTCATATGTAGGTGCTTGACGTGGACCTGCTACACTATTGTCGAATAGATGTCCGATGTGGCTCTCGCCCATATCAGGGTGTATCATACCGCCTGTACCGATTGTTTCATGTTGGTATGCTTGTATTGGGTCGAATCCTGAACGTACAACTATGTTGCCCGGTATACTGTTAGGGTCAGGTAACTGTACCTTCAAGTTAGGTATCTTACCACTGTTAGCAAGTGCAGGTGCGTTACCTTTCACACCTCTGTTCTCAGGTATACGGAATCCACGTATGATAGTCCCCAGTGGACTACCGCCCTCTATCTTGTGTACTTGCCCTGTCTCATCTCTTACGGTGATGCTTTGGAACTGTATCTCTTCATTTGGTATGTTTAACACGTTACCAATCTTGTATGGGTGCTTACGCATAAGTTCGGGGTGCGCTAACTCTTGTGCTTGTAGTATAGGCATCATAGCACTATTTGTGGTCTCGAAAGAGAACCTTACGTTACCGTATATCTTCTCACCTGTTTGGTATGCGGTGTTACTCTTCACACGTGTCATCCATGGCACTGCGCCAAGACCGCGAGCGTTGATTGCTGGCATACTGAGGTTACCACCATCCATTCTCTTCCACACTATATTCTCTACTGAAAAGTTCTTTGCGGCTGAATCTCTATACATTTGTAATGCGTTCACATCCCCCATCCAATATTTGTTAGGCCACCCATCGCTGTGGTCTGTACCTGAGTATTTGTCAGTAGATACGTTTCGGTATGCATCGTCTGTATGTAGTAATGCAGAACCAACAGAATGGTCTAGGTCGAACAGTAAATCGCCTGTCTTGTTTAGACCCGGTGTAGCGTTTTGCAACTTCAAATCAGTAGGTGTGGTACTGTAAAAGTATGAGCCTGAGCCGCCTGAGAATAAAGTATCAGCCCAGTCCCCATTAGACGGTGTACCGACAGGTACAGTTGTACCTTCAACGATTAGAGCCTCTACATTCGGTCCAGCGTTTGCGGGTGCGATAAATCTATCTTGACCGTGAAATCTTTCATCCCATTGTGTAGTACCGGCGTATGTGATTGGGTTAGTACCTTGTCCTATGACTTGTAACCAGTCACCGTTTGCAGTTATTGCATCTCTGTCGAACTTTGCAATTAATGAACTCTCGCACTCGTAACTGATAACTAGGAATGCGCTACTGTACAACCCCTGTGGTGTTGTTAGTTCCTTAGGTAATGTAGTGGTGTAGTTAGTAGGTGCAACCCATTGATTAGCATTACCCGCTTCATCTGTATCATTGAAGTTGTAAGTGTAAGTATCCCAACCTAAACCAGCACTACTACCGCTCGTTAAATCTAATTTAGAATAAAAACCCGATTTAACTAAATGTGTACCTAATGCGTTTCCTATACCGTCAATTGTAGGTGTACTTTCGGGACTACCCTGCATAGGTGCTACAACAGGTATGTTGCTATGCACATTCATTACTGTACCAGCAGTTCCATATGGTGAGAAGTTAAGCATCTCATGGTATGCACCTAACCCAGCAGCATATCCGCTAGTTGTTGTAGAACTGGTATTCTTTGTTATAGTAGTACTTATTTTCAAACTATTCAGATAAGAATATCTTTCACCATGCCAACCAACTGCACCTATTGGTTTTGTTCTATCAACAGCGTCTACAATACCTGAGAAGTGAACTTGCGTCATGTGGTCACGTGCTGATACATTCTCGTTATTGAAACGCATTGTACCCGCTTTGCTCCATACATAAAGGGTATAAGAACTAGAAATGGCCTCACTGAAAGACCCACTCCCATCTTTGAGTACTTCCCACGTTTCAGGCGCTTCTAGTTTATTTAGGCCGTTTAATCTATTAGGTGCGAGATAGAACCTGACTTTCCAATCGCTACTATCTGCTAATACTTCCCTAGAGTGATAGCAAGCGAATCTAGTGTTAGTCCCTTGATGTAATCTAATCCAACCCGATGTGGGTAATTGTTCTAATGTTGTTTGTGAACCGCTCGATGGGCTATCTATGTAATTGCCAGTAGCACTATTATTTACGTAAGTGGATGTGCCAGCAAGCGGTATCCACCCGTATCTATCTTGACGCATCGCATTACCCATAGACGGCATGTGTGTGCCACCAAGAGACTTGAGTGCCCCAGCGCCGGGGAATGCGTTTATTGCAGCGCCTAGTACAGTAGCGAGTTCTTCACCGTTCTGACAACGTGTCGCATCTACTACGATGTATTCCATCTTTGCATCTGCTGTTGCTACGGCCTCGCTACCATTTCCTATGTAATCTAGAATGCGTCCTGTAAGCACACCCGAAGTTCTAAACGCAGTAGGATGTATTTGGTTTGCACGTTCCCAATTGCTACTCAATACTCTAGCAGCAGATTTACCCGCGTGTGGTGGATTAAATGTAATTTGATTGTCTAGCCATGAGCCGCCCGGATGGAAACCACCATCCATGTGCCATACTGTATCTGCCGCCATAGTGATACCGAATCCGATAGTAGGCGTATGCATCTTAGGATGTATATGTGTTAAGTCGTATC